ATTTAGTTTTAGATGACGATACCGGCACTACAGACGATACCGGCACTACAGACGATACCACTTCTACTGAAACCGTTGATCTTAGCGACATAACTGACGCGGATACTGTTACAGACACTTCTGGCACTGACTTAACTACAGACGATTCAGCCGTTTCTGCAATTGACCCAAACATTCGTGGTATAGCAGGGGCAGATCTATCTAAGTTATACGAGGGTGTAACTCTAAACGACGATGGTTCTTATACATGGCGGGGGATAAACATGTCTCCCGAAGTTATGGCGCGAACGATTGCTAATAGCGATCCTAGCATGTTCCCCGAAAAGCCAGACCGCTTAGACACTATAGAGTCCAACCTCACAGGTAACTTATCTGCTGTAGAAACTAACTTATTAGAACAAATAGCAGCTAATGAAAAAGCTGGCTTAGGCCGCGACGAAGCACTCGCTAAAGCAATAGAAACGGTATCTGATAACTTAGGAATTACAGAGACTAACTTAAAAGAAGCTATATCTGACTCAGAATCGGCACTATCAACAGAAATAAGTAATTTAGCTACAGATATTGCTACAGACCTTGGCAATGTAGAAGCAAACCTACTAGAAGAAATAGCCAATAACGAAGAAGCTGGGCTAGACCGCGATCAAGCTCTAGCTGAAGCAATAGAAACGGTATCTGATAATTTAGGTATCACAGAAGATAATCTTCTAGACGCTATATCCGATTCAGAATCGGCATTGTCAGACGAAATTGATGACCTAGCTACAGACGTTGCTACAGATCTTGGCAATGTAGAGAAGAATATACTTGAAGAAGTAGCAGCCAATGAAGAGGCTGGGTTAGACCGTGACAAGGCGCTTGCTGAAGCAATAGAGACTGTATCTGATAATTTAGGTATTACAGAAGACAACCTAACCAAGATTATAGAGGCGGGCGATACTGCACTTTCTGATGAGATAGCTGATGTAGGCACTGCTGTAGACGACCTTGCTGGTGAATTAGGTGTAACAAAAGACGAGCTTCTTGGCACTATAGGGCAAACGGAAGAAGACCTACTTGCAGCATTAGGCGAGACAGAAACAGCATTAGGCGGCGAGATTGACACCATAGCCGCAGTGCTAGGTAAACCCGCTCAAGACGTAACGTCTGCTGACGTTGACTTTGTTACTGATCTTATTGCACAACAAGAAGCACTAGCTGATCCGTCTACATTTGCGTTTACTGAGGCGCAGCTAGGCTATGATGTAACAGGTGATGGGGTTGTAGATGTTACAGACCTTAATTTACTGCAAGACGTACTAGCTGGCGACCAAACACTAGACCCACTTACAGATAACCGCTTTGCCGCAACAGGTGTGTTCGCTTCGCAGTTACAGCAACAACAAGAACTGCAACAGCAGCTACAACAGCAACAACAGCAGCAGATGCAGCAACAAATGCAAATGGAGCAGCAAGCCAAACAACGTGCAAAGGAGTCGTCCGCAAGAGATTTTTTAAGTATGCTCTTAGCTTCTGAAGAGGGTAGAGTAGATGTAGGGCAGTCGCCCCTTGCGCAGTTAGAGCCAGCCTATGACTTTGGTAGTATTTTTGGTACGCCTCAGAACACTGCAAGTAGTCCTTATGGGGGCTATGCTAGTTCTAACCCGTTTGGACAGCCTCCAAGACGTATAGCACAAGGTGGTATCATAGAAAGCAATGAAGAATTGTTGCGACTACTTGGGAAAGGTTAATGAGCACATTTTTTAGTGATTTAGTTGATAAGTTTGCGGGCAAAGAAGATGCCAGCTTTACAGACTTTATTACCAGTGACGCCGGTTCTGCACTTGCCGGACTTGGTATATCTGCTCTAGGTAACAAGTTTGCCCCAGACTTTTTTAACCCTCAAATGCAATCCACTGGCTATCAAGGCGAAATACCTCGATACGCCGCAGTGCGTGAGAGGGTAGCAATGCCTGAAAGACAACCTATACCCGAGGGCGGTGTTGATCCGAATCGTCGCCCCGGTTCCGCAGGTCGTCGTTACTTTAGCGACACCATCTACGCAAAACAGCCAGAAACCACTCCAATGTCTATTGCAGAAGCCCGCGCCAAAGCTAAAGAGCAAGCGGAAGGCATAGCAGCTTTACAAGGTGGTACAGGTATGGCAGCGGGGGGTATTTTATCTCTGAAGGAAGGCTCACCCGGACGGTATTTAGATGGCTCTACTGATGGTATGGCCGATAGAGTCCCTGCACGAATTGATAATGGGCAAGAAGCAAGATTAAGTGACGGTGAGTTTGTTATACCTGCGGATGTAGTAAGTCATCTAGGCAATGGCAACTCAGAGGCGGGCGCAAAAGTTTTACACCAAATGATGAACCGAGTACGCAAAGAACGTACTGGAAACAAAAAACAGGGTAAAGAAATAGACCCTATGGGGATGCTACCAGTATGAGTATATTAAGGTATCAAAACGGCGGTGATGTCACTCAAGACCCGCTAGTAGGTCAGCAAACAGGGTATCAAGGTGCGCTAGCGGAGTTTGCTGGCGACTACGTAACTGATTTTCTAGGTAAAGGTCGTGCTCTAGCTGACCAAGGTTACCAAGCCTACACAGGGCCGCTTACTGCAGGGCAATCTCAACTGCAAGACACCGCTTTTGCAGGTCTGGGTAATCTTGTTGTACCCACCACTGAGCAGATGTCTTTTACTCCCGGAACCTTTAGTGCTATGGAAGCACCTACTGCCACTGCTGATGCGCCCGCCGCAGGAGGCACTAACGTCAACCAGTATATGAACCCCTATCTGTCAGCGGTATTACAGCCACAGCTAGCAGAAGCTCGTAGACAGTCAGAGATTAGCCGATTAGCTGATGAGGGCAGGCTGACTCAGGCAGGTGCTTTTGGTGGGTCTCGTCAGGCCGTTATGGATCTAGAACGTGAAAACATATTAAACAGAAATCTAGCGGAACTGACAGGTCAAGGCTACGCACAAGCCTTTCAACAAGGCAGAGATCAGTTCAACTTAGAGCAGCAACGACAGCAAACAGCCACCGATGCGGCTAGACGGTTTGGGCTTGAGTCATTAGCGGCGCAGGCGGGTGCGGGGCGTACGCAAAGAGATATAGAACAAGCGGGTATATTGGCGGACAGAGAACAATTTGAAGAGGAAAGAGACTTCCCATACAAGCAACTGCAATACCAGCGTTCACTGCTGCAAGGACTACCAATCGCTGCAAGGTCTTACTCTGTAACGCAGCCTAGCGGTCTTAGCGCACTATTAGGCAGCACAGGTGATGTGTCTTCGTTAATTAGCTCGTTATTTGGCTTAGGTGGTACGGAGAAAAAAGACGATTCTGGTAGCGGTATGACCGCAGAAGAAATAGCTGATTTTATAGCTAAGAGAGACGCGGGAGGGGCTGCATAATGATAGCTAATTCCTCACAAGGCATAGTGGAGATGATACAGCGTAAAAAAGACGCATATCAGGACAATCCACAAGCATTACAACAGCGGTATCAACAGAACAAACAGCTTACTGACTTGCTAGCACTGCAGCAGCTAAAGACAGAAAAAGAAGCCGCGGCACGCGACATACAGCTAAAAATGCAACAGAACCCCCAGACCATTGCACAGCAACGTGAGCAAGAAGTCTTAGGCCTTATCAAACAAGAGCAAGGGCGTAATCTAGGCGAAGTTACTCAACAGGTAGGTGGCGTTCTAGGGCAGCGTCAAAAAGAAGCCATGCAACGGCGACAACGCATGGGTATGGCCCAAGGCGGCATCGTTGGGTTTCAGTCTGGCGAGATAGTAGACGGAGAAAAAGCAGAAACAATAAGTGTTGCGGATGCTATAGCGGAGTTAGGCGAGGAAGCCTTTAACTACATAAAGGAAAATCCAGCAGAAGCCGCGCTACAGCTTGGGCTTATAGTCGTTCCCGGCGGGCTTGCCGTAAGAGGCGGATTAGCTGCATTAAAGGCGGCAGGAGTAACATCTAAGCTAAAGAACCTAATGCGGGGCAAGAAGCCTGACTTTGAAATCACTCCTAAAGGCACCGCAGTACCCACAGATAGGTCTGGGATAATTTCTAAGTCTAAAGAACTTATGCCGTCTGGCCCTATAGAAGCTGGTAAACAGCTAGTGCCTTATGGAAGAGGGGCGTCGATGACTCGCCCGACAGCAGCTTTGACTGCTGCAGGTGCGCTTGGGTTAGGTAGCTTAACTGGTGACGAAAAAGTTGCTGACGACGAAGGAAAGAAAGATCCCGGCCCTTATGGGCCTCCGTTACCACCAGTTAAACCCAACATTCCCGGTGTTGACACTATTGATAAAGATGCGCTGTTTGACGAGCTTGAAGTCGAAACACCAACACTAGACATTGGCACTACTAGGCAAGACGCTGCGAAGGGCATTTTAACTGACATAGGCTTAGATACACGAGCCGGTAGAGATCCAGATGCAGTGCGAAAAGCTAGAATGGCTGACGTTAAAGAAGAGATGGGTCTTGCAGGAATACAGACTAAGAAGCAAAGCCAGATAGATAGGCTACGCACACAACAAGAACAACTTGCAGAACGCGATCCGTTTGAGGCATTTATAGCTGGCACAGTGGGCGCTGCTCAACGTGGTGGGCCGGGAGGTTTTGCTGCGGGATATATGGGTAAGTTGTCTCAACAACGCGCACAGCAGCGACAAAACCTTAAAGACGAGTTTGGTATAGAGAACGAGCTTTTAGATCTTGAGCAAACTGTGTTGAGTAAAGGCATCGACAGTGCAGATAAAGCAGTGCAAGTGCTATCAACAGAAAAACAAGCATACGCAAACATCATGTCTAAGGCTTCTGAAGGTGATATTTCTGATGCTCAAGAACAGGCGAATCGCGTGCTCGATGCAGATGTACAGAACATTAAGACGAAGCTAGATTTGTTAGGACAAGAAACTGACCGTGCAATAGCGTCTGCTGAACTGCGCGGAGCCGCATTAGAAGACATGCAAGAACTACTACAGAAAGAAGTAGAACGTCGTGATGAACTACTTTCACCTGTAATAACTGCATTAGTAAACGATGCTCAATCAGGGTACGGCGATGTAGAAAGCGCAGTGAACAGAGCGGGCATAACTAAAGGCTTTATCTTGCAAGCCAGCGGTATATTTGAAAGAGAAGAGGATTTGTTACGGCGCATAGAAGCATTAGGAGGAGATGTTTCTTCTCAGAGATCCGCCTTAGCTGAACAGCGAAAGCGAGTTGAGCTTATGGGTCAGTATCTACAGCAGTAATGCAAACTCATTCTTTAGAGCAAGTACAAACGGCGATTAGAAACGCCCAAGCTGCGGGGGACGCTGGAGCAGTAGCAGCCCTCAAAGACTACGAAGAAGACATAAAAAGAGACATAGCAATGCTACGTGCTCTTGCTCCACGTAAAGAAGCTGGTGTAGTAGAGAACATTACTTCTGGAATCGGCGCGGGTATTGTTGATGTAGGCGAACTTGCATTACTAGGTGGTGCAGCCGCACTAGAAGAAGACGCTGAACTTGTTGCTCGCGAAAAAATTAAAGCGGGCGCTGCGTCTTTACGTCCAGAAGGCGGTGATCCCGATTCTATTAGCTACCAAATAAGTCAAGCACTTGGTTCTATTACAGGACTTGCTGCCGTACCTGCAGCCGCTGCAGTTGCTGGTGCCTCCGGAACCGCTGCTATAGGCCTCGGTGCGCTAGCTGCTGCCGGTGCCGGTGCTGGTGAGGCGAGTGAGCGAGCACGGTCTGCTGATGCTACTGAAGAAGAGCGAGCCACTGCTACCATGCGAGGCGCAGGAATCGGTTTACTTGACATACTGCCAATCGCAAGGGTGGTTAAGTTTGTTGATCTACCCGCTCTCAACAAGATATTAGATAAAATACCGCCCGAAAAAGTAGAGACTATAGGCGAGCGTATACGTAGCGCGGGAGTAACGGGCGGTGCAGAAGCCGCACAGGAAGCAGCGTCTAACGTACTACAAAACTTAAACGCTAGAGAGTATGACGCTCTAGCAGAAGCGTTCGACATAACCACCGCTCAAGAAGCGGCACTGGGCGGTTCCGCAGGGGCTATTTTACAAGGGCTTGTAGACCTATTTACTTCACGTAAACGCGGTAAAACTGTTGCTGAAGTAGCAGAAGAACAAGCAGATAACCCTGAAATTGCAGGGTTATTAGAGTTCAAGCCAGAAAGACCGACACAGCTAGAGTTATTTGATCGTGGTGATATTGAAGGGCCACGAGGAGATTCAACAGCACAAGCTGAAAGAGACAGGCTGTTTGAAGAAGAACCTAGCAGAGCCGTATCGCCAGACCAAGAATCGTTGCCGGGGTTAGAGCCAAAACGAGTAGGCCCACAACTGCAGGGGTTGCCTGCACCAGAAGGCGAAACAGTAGCGGGTGAAACACTAGCTGTTACACCAGAAGGTCAGGCACTTACTAGAGAAGAAGTATTAGCTCGTATTAACCAGAGGGATAAAGAACAGCAACTTACTGAGCAGCCTGTATCTGATGAAGCTCGAACAGGTAGAGAACGCGCTGAGATTGCTAAGCGAGAGCAAGGTGATCTGTTTCCAACTGAATTAGCAGTAGCAGAACAAGAAGCACAACGTCGTGCAGAGGAGCCTACCCCTACGCCTAAAGCTGTTACTGAAGAAGCCTTGACTACCGCTGGGTTTGCGCCTAACGCCGCAATACGAAAACGTATTGTAGGTAAGGATCTGAACGCTCTAGAAGTACAAACAGATCTCACAGAAACAGCAAACAAACTCAAGTCTAAAAAAATTAAACGAGGAGTTACTCGTCTTTTAGCGGAGGTGCCAAGTGAGCAACGTGATCTATCTTTCCCAACTCGACGTGCTAGACAAGGAACTGACGAAGCAGGAAGTAGAGTCGGCGTTCCAAGTGATTTACAGCGTGTGGAGGACGACCAACCACGTAGAAGTACCGAAGCACCTGCGGCATCTGTCAGAGAAGAGCTGGGAGTTTTTGATAGCGGCGTTGGGCAAGTTACTGGACGAGAAGGAACACAACGCAGTGCACTAATGCGCAGAGCGATGGCTAAAGCTAGAGGCGAGCGAGCAGCCACGAAGAGAAAGGCACCTGTCGTCAGAGAACCAGAAGCGGAAGAATTTACGTTAGCAGATGCGGATGTAGACACGCAGGCGGCTGAGCTTAACGCTAGGGTTGAGCAGTTACAGAGTGAGCAAGAAGCTGCGGCACCTGAGTCGAAAAGTGTAGTGGGGGCTAGAGTAGCCCCGCCGCAGGAGCTACGAGATCTAGCCGCTCAACTACGAGAAGAGAACCCAAATCTCAGTCTTGCAAGAGCAAACGACTTAGCTAGGCAGGAATTAGAGGGCGCTCCAGAAGTTCGTGTGCAAGCGGGTGACAGAGACAAGTACCTAATGCACGTCAAGGACATGGAAGTTGATCCAAGACTTGCTGCACGGATGATAGAGACTTCGCGAACCGCCCCAATGTTCGGCTCTACCAACGCAGCCGAAGCTATTGATATGCCCCTACAGGATTCGGTGATTGCCAAGATAAACGCGGGGGACACTCGCGGTGCCTTGGAAGCACTGGCAAAGACAGTCAAAGACAGACGACTTGCAAGGGTTGCTAGGAAGTTAATGAAGTATGTCGGTTCGACTGCAACAGATGTCGTAAACATACAACCCCTGCAGGCTACCAGCACCGTGCGTGACGCTAACAATATACGCAGTATGCTGGACGCTAAAGATAAGTATGGGCAGAACCCGTTAGGTCTTTTTGTACCTAAAGAGAACAGAATCCTGCTCAACACAGACGGTGGCCTAAACGGGACAGTTTTCTTACATGAGATGACTCATGCGGCTACTTTATATGAGATAGCTACAAAACCAAAAAGCAGCACAGTTGTAGAGCTTGACCGTATATACCAAGCCGCAAAAGAAGTGCTGGGTGATAACTTCTACGGCACAAAAGACCTAAAAGAGTTTGTAGCTGAGGCTTTCGCCAACCCTAGATTTCAACGTGACCTTGCTCGTATCAATGCAAAGGGCGAGCCGCTAAGTTTATTTCAAAGGTTCAAGGGGGCTATTGCTCGGTTTCTTGGGTTCGATAATTACAGTGTTTTTGGTGACACGTCAGCGCAAGCCGAAGTTAATCGTCTAGTAGATAAGATATTAGCTACTGCACCAGAACGTGCGGGTCTAGACAACATACCGTCGCTATCCACCAAAGATGGCGTGCAGTTCGTAGCAGACAAAATAAACTCCGTTAAGTCAGGCCTAACTAGCAAACAATCACGCGAGAAAATAAAGCGTGATTTTTTTGGGCTGTTCAGCAAAGACATGAACCCACGTATGCGAAAACTCATGCGTGGCACGCTGGGCGTTCTTCCTAATCAAGCGGTCTTTCTTGATATAGCAGAGAAAACTGGGATTACGGGAGCAACTGAACTTAACAACGCAATTCTGGAGCAGCGGGGGGCGTTAACTAAAGCTGAAGAGAATGTAAAGCGGACTCTAGAGCCTATAGTGAGTTGGGCATCGAAAGCGCCAAAGAAGACCATAGATGCTTTTAACAACCTTGTGCACGACAGCACCATAGATGAGGTAGACCCACAGCTCACGTTAAAACAAGCTACTGACAAGTATGGTCGGCAGACTGTAGAGGGCACAAACCAACTAAAAATAGATCGCTATAAAGAACTTCGTAAGATATACGACAGTGCCGATTTAGGTAGAGGCGGTAGACAGGCATACACTAAATTACGTGGCCTGTACGCTGACATCTATGCAGAATTAAGAGGGTCGCTGCTGGGCCGCATAGATGGCCTCAACGTAGACGAAGGAGTTAAGACCAGCTTAAAAAATGATTTGTTTGCCAGAATGCTTGAAGCGGCAAAGATAGAGCCATACTTCCCTCTCACACGTAAAGGTAAATACTGGTTGGTGGTGCAGAACCCTGCAGATGGTGAGCGTGCGGTGGTTACCTATGAGAGCTTAGGTGATCGTGACTTTGCCAGAGGCGAGTTTGAAAATATGGGGTACGGCGTTGAGACCATAGACCCCGACAACATGAGGAAATATGTAGGCCCAGACGCTCCTTCTGGGTCTTTTGTGGCACAAGTTCTGAACACGCTAAATGACGCTAAGATACCGCAGTCCACGCGAGAACAGATTGCTAGGCTATATATTGAAGCACTGCCCGAGGCGTCTTTTACTAAGTCGCTTCTAAAACGTAAGAAAACACTTGGCTATGATATAGATGCAGTAGGAGCGGCAAGAACTAAGGCATATGACTTAGCCAGACAGTCCGCAAGAATACGTAGTAGTAATAAGATAGAGGCTGTGAGAACGGCCATGCGAGAGGAGTTCTACGCAAGGGAGCTTGATTCTGAAGGTAAGCCAACCAGAGAGTTTGTCCGTTCAGACCTACAAAACGACAGGGACAAGGGCATACTTGAAGAAATGGAAGATCGCGCTGATTTTGCCATAAGCCCCCCTGCGGATAACTACGCTAAAGCTGCGAACAGAGGAGCTTTCTTTTTTACAATCGGGTTCAACGCTTCCTCCGCACTGGTTAACTTGTCACAGGTGCCTCTATTTGCCTACCCAATGCTGGCGGGTCAGTATGGCTACGGTAAAAGTAAAGACGCAATACTAGGCGCACAGAAGCTGTTTATGAGCAGCTACGTGCCTCATGCTAAAGAGAAGTTTGTTAACGACCCAGAAGAAGGCGCTAAGTTCAGCGACAAGTACACAACGCCATCGCTTGATAACTACTATGTGCGGACTGCAACAGAAGATGGTGGGTCTACATTTTCAATTCGCACAGACCTAGACATTCCCAATGACAAGAGAAGGCAGTTAGAGCGCATACGTCCACTTATAGAACTAGCAGCCGATAGAGGTGAACTAAACACGTCATTTTTAGCTGAGACATTAAGTGTAGATCAGTCGGGCCGTGAGACGGGTTTTTGGGACAAGGTTACTAATTTGTCCGCTGTTATGTTCCACAACGCAGAAATAATGAACCGCCAAACCACAATGGTGGCGGCTTACGAGCTTGAACTAAGTAAGCTAGCAAAAGGACGTGAACCTACCCTAAAGCAGAAGCAAGCTGCGGCAGAAGAAGCCCTTTACCAAACTCAACAAATCAACGGCGGTGCCACATTAGAAACTGGCCCTCGCCTTGCTCGTAAAGGGTTAGGGCGTGTTGCGTTGATGTACAAGAGCTATGGTATTCAGATGTATTACACCATGCTCAAAACAGCTAAGGAAATGTCCGACGCAGCTTTTGCAGGAGACACAGCAGCGGCGAAAACAGCGTTTAAGCAACTGGCTGGCATACACCTATCAGCACTGTTGTTTGCTGGTGTGCAAGGGCTACCGCTGTACGGTGCGGTGTCTATGATCTACGACATGTTCCAAGAAGACTATGAAGAAGACGCCGATACAGCGTTACGTAGTTATTTAGATAACGACATACTATACAAAGGCCTGTTATCTGAGGTGACTGGGTTAGACGTGTCGCAGCGTGTCAAGTTGACCGACCTACTATTTGAGGCCGACAGGTTTAACAGTGATCCGTCGCCAGAGGAAAGTTTCTTGCATCTCTTTGGTGGCCCCGCTTGGAGTGTAGGGTCAAGATTTTATGAGGGTGCGCAAGAAGTTATAGAAGGCGAAAATATGGAACGCGGTGCAGAGTCCATGATGCCGGGTGCTCTGCGTAACTTGTATAAAGCTGTTATTAGATACCCGAGAGACGAGGGCATTCTTACTCGCCGTGGCGACCCTATATACGATGACTTAACTTTTGGCGACATAACCACGCAGATATTGGGTTTTCCTCCTGTTAAATACACAAGGCAGATAGAGGAAGCGTCCGCAGCCAAAGGCATGGAAGCCGCTGCGCGGGATAAACGCGCCAAACTACTCAAGCGGTACTACATAGCTAGACGATTCGGCGATTACGAAGAAGCTAGGAGAATGCGCCGTGCTATGAACGAGTTTAACCGCACGAATGTTGTCACTAGGCGCGACCCTTCTTTACGTATAACAAGTGACACCATTGACAGATCCATGCGGCGGCACGAAACCACCAGTGCAAAGATGGTCAACGGCATCTTGTTATCGCCCTACATGAGCCGCGAAGTAAAAGAGACTGGGTATTTATAAAAAACCCCTCGCCGCAGGGTGGGCCACGACGAGGGGTTGAAGGGAGATAAGACCTATGGAGTAGGAGACCGCCGACCTTATCGGGGCGGATCGTACCATATGGGTCTATGTTGTCCAGTGCTGTCCGTAAAGTACCATAAAGTTCCATAAACCTCCGTAAACTATAAAATTCGCCAAACACGCACTCCCAAAAAGTCACTCTCCACGCAACTCTTAGCTTTAATCTCCCAACCCATTCGCTCCACACAAATACCCCTGACTTGTTGCAGTGCTTTGTCAGTGTTTATGCACGGTACGAACACCGAACTGCCAACCACCATAGAAGGCCAGTCAACCACGATGCGTACGCCATCAGGGTTTAAATCGTCTAATTTGAGAACAGTGTCGTTCACTCGTTGCCAGCTTCACTACCAACGCCGTATAGATTGTCCTCGTCAGTAGGTTCATCAAACGTGTTACATGGAACTGCTATGACACTGCTCGGAGGCAGCTTGTAGTTGGTGCCCTTGCCCAGACGTATTTTCGTGCGCTTAGCCCCTAGCTTGCTCACCAAGTCATCAACAAAAGACGAATAGTTTATCTGCTGCCGCCCACACCACGCTTTCAAAGGAGCCGGTACGAGGTACGCTTTCTTCAAGTCAGTCTCGTAACGTGCTATCAACTTACCTCGGGGCAGTGCGTCAGGTATCACGATGCTGTCCAGCCCGTTGTTGCTTTGTTTGCGCAAGTCATCAGTGCTCTTAATCATCAAGATATTGCTAAAGTTGTCGTTCATATAGTCGTTTAGTGTCTGCTCTACTGATACACCCATGTCGCTTACTGACCTCAAGTTTGCTTTTAATAATTGAATTACCCAGTCGAATAGCTTAGTAGTGTCGTAGTCCACTAAACCTAAGTTGCTCGCTATGATTGCTCCACTCATGGTGCAGGCTGTGCCTGCTGACCAAAATCTGTTCTCAGGTGTTAACCCTGCTGCTTTATCTATTTCCAGTTGTGTATCGCGAACCAGTTGCTGCACTGTACTTAGGTTCTGCATGACCCACTGTATGTACACAACCCCTGCATGACCGTAGTGGTTATCTAACTGTTTCTCAAAATGATCGGTCATCTCTTTTTGTTTGGTTTCTTTAAATATCTGTTTAGCCCGTATCTCCATGATCCGCTGTGCTTCTGCTTTCGGCATAGACTTATACAAAGATATTTTCTCAATCGCGCTCATGTTACCTGTGGTAACAGCTAACAACTTCCACGGATCGCCCCGTTCTCGTTCTATGTTAGAGCCGCTACTCATACGCCCCCGCTGCTGACCACCTGATAGCTGATAGGCAATGTCGCTCATCTCTTTTTCTGGAGTGTTGGTAAGCTCGTCTATGTAAAACGGTAGGTTGTGCAACACTTCTCCACGGTTCATCTTCATCGCAGTTGTGTCTTGATCGTCCAACATCAGTGCCTTGAAGTGACCCCATACCGAAGCACCTACCTTCATAGCGGCTGTCTTACCCGCACCACCGGCCTTATCGTGTAGGTGTAGGGTTGAACAGTTTTGCGGTAAAAACTGCATCAGAGGCGAACCGAAAGCTGTACACACTACGTACTGGTGCATTTCTAACCCTTCTTTAGTGGTGTAGAAGTTCGCCATATCTTTCCACCCCTCCAACGTACCTTTCGGTTTGAAGTAGTGCATGATTGCAGCGGTTGGTGTCGTGGGTGGGTTGTGTGTAATACCGTCTGGTCTTATTTCTTTGCTACCAACAACGAACGCTTTGCAGTCGTCGTCAGTCCAACCGAACTGCCGGTGTGCTGTGTCTGCTGTGGCAGATGCCTGTAATTCATTTACCCATGTGGTCATATATTGCATTAGGTCATCCATCTTAGTTACTGCGACACCTTGCATTGCCATTTGCTTACGGAACTCGTCGCGAGATGTGACAGCCGTTAAAGGCATCGTAAACTCGCGGACTCCATCTCTAGGCAGATGTAGCTTCGCTACGACAGATTCACCATCCTCCTTATCTAATAATCTACGTGTGACATATAAATCATTGTGATAGATGACTCGTTCGTCAACTTCACCATCTATGCTGGTGCTACGGACGTACACACCACCGTTCATCCCTCTGAAATATGGCCGTGGGTAGGCTGGGATAACGTGTTCTGAGGAAATACCTTCACCCCCAATCTCCGGGTCGTCTGTACTTTCAAACCCAAAGTCTTCACTATAAGTGCCATCTTCGTTCAATTCGGCTTCCGCAATTTTTCTACCTAATATCAGCGGCGACTTGATTTTGCCCCAGTGAGGGCACTCAGTGCATATACCTGTCTCGTTCTCATCAAACGTAGTACATCGGTACGGCCCTTTAATAAAATCTAATTTTTTTAACGTAAGTTCTGGTGTGTATTCGGGGTGCTTCTCTGATATTTTCTGTGCCGCTTTTTCACCATCTTCGCAGAACTTAGCTATGGACAGCCCTGCCCTCCACATAGGCTCGCTTGCTTCAGCTTGCCCACTCACTATACGTTTTATCTGGCGACACCCTGCACCCTCTTGCGACTTCAACAATATAGTCTTGAAACTGTATTTAATGTTGCGCATAAGCGCGTCACGTAGGCTCGCTGGCCCATCAGCACCCATACGCTTTTGGGGAACTGGTATCGTGTCCATCCCCAGCTTGCTAGCAAAGTAATCGAAGTTGACTGTATCGGGCGGTGCGCTGATTGCATGTACTGAGGCAGGGGTATCAGGTTTATGGTTGTGTGTACCTACCACGCGCAACACCCGCGCGGTATCGGCTGGCACTGACGTGTCTATATCAAAACTGTGTTCGTTGCATTTGCGCTTAAACTGTTCAGCTACCGGCTTCCACTGCTCCACTGCAACAGGTTCTGACAACACCCAGTAGACGTGTACGCCGCGCCCAGAGTTGACCATAAGAGGTTTTGGTAAATCCAACGCAGTGCAGAACGCGCGTAGTTGATCTAAAGCCTCCGTCTGAGTAGAGAACTCCTTGCTTGGCCCACAGTCTAAATCCAGAAAGAACGCCTTTATTTGTTTAGCGTCCTCCCCCTTGCGCGTACCCTCTTTCTTGTAGTTACTTACAGCAAAGTAAGTATCCCACCCCTCGCTGTCGTAGTAGTCGGCGGCTTCCGCAAGCTCATCTAAAGAATGGAAGTACGCTTGCCGGTGTCTTCCTTGAGCCAGACTGCTGCGAAATAAAACATACACCCCCTCATAGGGCAGTACATGCCGTAAAAATTCTATTGTATTCATGTTTGCACCCAGTGCCGAGAGACACTATGGCAGGGATGTCGGCACATCCTTTTCGGTGCGACCTAGCCATAGTGGAGCTATTGCTAAAAGTTAGTCATCCCAATCTTCAACAATAGAACTCAGGTCTTCATCGTCCGAGGGTGCGGGTGCGGACTTCTTGACGACCTTCTTAGGTTCCTCCACTGCTGGAGTATCTGGCTCATTGCCAAATATGTCATCTGAATCGTCATCATCAGATTCAGACTGTGTGCTTGTAGTATCACTAAACGGATTATCAGGTTGCGCTACGTAGCCATCAACGACACCGAAGGGCGAACGTGATTGCAGTGGCTTGTAGTCAATTACCTGTACGCCGTTCAAACGTAGGCTCACCCCGCTGTCCCGCATTGAGTACGGTACAAAAGTAAACGCGAGGTTAACGATGCTGCCGGTGGTCAACTGAAAGTCCTTTGGTAGCTCGTTGTTTTTCGCATCCACTTGCAATGGGGGTTTTGTCAGGTCGGTGCCGTAAGCACCTTTCAACTTTGCCTTACCGATGAAGTTCCCGTCATCGTTTTTCTTGAACGGTAGGGGAAACTTATCAGGCCAGCTTTTTTCGCGTTTAACGTCGTACGCAGCCTTCATTGCTTTAAACAATCCTTTAGCTTCTGCGTTAGACATTACGAAGGACAACTCGTATGCCGCACCATCGTCCAGCGGATCGCACTTAACAGAACCACCTTTCCCACCGTTTGCCTTTTGGTCAAACTTGTAAGTGGCGTTAATCCTTGGGTAGAGAGCTTCTACGTTCTCTAGTGTGTAATACATATTTACTTCTTCAGCCATATCGGTCTCCTTAATTTAGGCTAGTTATGTCAAACCCTGTTGTCTCAGTAAACGGTGAACCCCTGCCGCCAAAAGCACTTACACTAAATGTAATAGCCTCTAACGTATCATCGTGATCCACCATGAACCGAACCTCATCGAGTTCTTGTTCTTCTAATGGTCGCTGTGGGTAGAAGAACAGTTTAGGTACGCGACTCGCGTCATCAAAACTTATCCTAGTAACCACAGCTAATGAGGGCGTACCATGCCCACTCAAAAATTTGGCGTAAGCCTGTAGTGGCATCGCCCCCCTACCTCGCTCTTTACCAAAAATAGATGAAGCAGGCACTTGTAACTGGTACACCGTATCTAACGCTTGCTCTTCAACAACCGCCAGTCTTTGATGAAACCTACAAGACCTGCCACCTCCATTGCCTGACCCCCTGACATTGTGCACACAGTCCATACAACGTGCGCTCTGCCGCTGGTCATCAGGCACTTCGGATGCAGGTGTCTGGGTATTAGCTGACCAACAATATGGTAGTTTTCTAGCCCTTGGGTTGTATTCACCTTTGTAATACGAGCGAGATACTTCTGCCGCATTAACTATGACTACATCTATTGACTTACTACCATCTGGCTGAACCTCCAAGCCAGTAAACCTGCTACCCTTGATACTGATTCGGCGCACTAAACATCCGCGTCAGGGTCAAACGACGATGGGTCAAACTCATCGTCTACATCAGACTCCTCTAATCGCGGCTTAGATACGCTGCTGTCATAAGACATCAGTGCCTTTGTTACATCAGGCAGAGAAAACCTATGGGTTTTGCCTACTCTTATGTAAACATTGTTGGGTATTACTGCATCCCGTACCCACTTACGGGCCGTAGATACTGACACATTAAAGTGCTTAGCAACATCCTCAATCGGGACTAACTGCTCCATCACGCCTTCCTTATAGTTAACGCGAACTCTGCATCGACGTTTAGACCTTTCGGAAGAAGATCAGGGTTTTCCTCAAGGAACTCCCGTACGTTCTTCTGGTTCAGCCGCTTGTCTAAGAACTCAGGCACCTCATGCTCTAAGATAAACTTATGCATTGACTCCCAATCGCTAGTCCAATACTTCTGCTTGACCGTACGGTAAAACGTACCCACATCAGTCTTGACACTTTTGATGTCGTTCTCTTTCAAATAGCCGAGCAGTGCGCTCTTAATTTTATTTTGCTGACTAATTAGTTTTTCGTCAGCTTCCCTAAATTCAGCGGACAGCTTTTCCCGTTTATCTTTTATCTTGAGGTAAACCTCAGTCATCTTTTTCAAGGGAATACCGCTTACTTCTTTCGCATCAGCCATGACCTATCCTTACATTGCCGAGAAATGTAATATAGAGTTAGCTTGTTAGCTATTCAAGTATTTCCTTGTATAGATCAATAATTTTTGTATGTGTGTGTATTTTGTTACCAAGTAATGCGTACACACGCTTTTCTATATGCGATCCTTGTAACTGAACCACGGTGCACTTGTGATCTTGCCCCGCTCTATGCACGCGAGCGTTTGCCTGTGCATAAGTTTCTACAGAACTCGTTGGCCCCCACCAGACCACTGTGTTGGCTGCGGTTAACGTAACGCCGTGCGCGGCAGCTTGTGGCTGTATCACTAGCACTCTGGGCTTGTCTGTTTCTTGAAACTCTTTGAATATGCGAGTGCGTTCTCCTGCTTTCACTGCACCGCTAATTACGTTAGTGGGTATCTTGTCTTTGCGTAGCTTGTCAGCGAGTAACTGGATCGTGTGTCTGAACGGCACGAACACCAAAACCTTTTTACTTGATTCATCTATGACCTCGCGCAGCACCTTGTATCGGTGCTTGATGTCAAACTCTATGGTGTCACCAGAATCGGTGTACACAGCCCCAGAACTGATTTGTAGGAGCTTGTTCATGTTCACGGCAGCGGTAGCAGCGGTAACGTCTTCGCCAGCCGCTTGCATAATCATCTTGTCTTTTAGTTCTTTGTAATACTTTTCTTGCTGGCGCGTTAACGGTATGTCGCGGGTGGTGTAAACCATATCTGGCAGATCCAGACACTCATCTTTGGTAAACCTAATAGCTGGTTGCAGTGCTTTAAATACCGTCGCTGTCGCATCGGGCTTGGGCACCCACTTGAAGTTGGTCACCTTGTACATGACCTGATCGCGAAACGAACCAAAGAATCGCGGTACGCCCTTCGGGTTAACAAGTTTAGCTAGTCCGTACGCATCTACAGGGCTTTGCGCTGCTGGAGTACCTGTCATCATCCACAACCATGTTTCGTTGTTTAGTATCTTGCTTAAGGTCTTCCACCTGTTTGTCTGCGCGTTTTTGTAGTGTGTCGCTTCATCAACAATAATCAGGTCAAACCCACCGTTGGCTATGTCGTCCGCGATTATCTCTACACCGTCGTAATTTATTATGACGAACTCTGCTTCACTATTTATCACGGCAGCGCGTTTCTTCGCTGAGCCGTAAGCTACATCTACTTTGCGGTGCATAGCAAAATCAAACAGGTCATTGCGCCACGCAGAGTCCATAATAGATAGCGGACATATCACCAACACGCGCTTGATGCGGCCTTGGTTCATCAAGAAATCTGCCGCCCATATAGCACTGGCTGTCTTGCCTGTGCCTTGCTCGTTAAAGCAAAACGCTCGTTTGTTTAGTGTGAGAAATCCTGCGGTGGTCTTCTGGTGCTTGAATGGTTTGTGCTTGCCTGTCCACCTGTATTTACCCTCTATAGGCGACGGTGCGTTGATGTTTAGGTTTTTGAGTACGTGCGCCTCATCCACACCCCAGTTGACTACAACACGATTGCCAGACAGTTCTTTGCTTTTTGGTATGACATCAGTGACTCTGCGCGGGTCGCGTAAGCGCATAAGCAGAGCTTTCCCTTCTACAACTTTCATTACGTACCTCTAACCTAGCCATTTGTACCATCGGGTTCCGTTCTTAACATCAATAAGAATGTAACGCTGCTTCACGTTGTAGACTGTCTGCACTGGCACATCAACTTCCTTTGCAATGTGCATAGACGGGATACGTTGCTCTTGCAGAGTTAGTATCTGCATAATTGTAGAGTCCTTCATCGGCTCTCTTTTTTCAGGCAATGTTTTTGGTCTTGGGGGCTTTTCTTTTTTATGCCATGTTTGTTGTGCTTTTATCGCCGCTAGAAAATTACTCATCGCTTGGTTTCTTTATTAGTTTCGTTTTCGGGAACGCGGACGGTGTTAAACATCATGTAATAAGTTTTACCATCAACCACAAAACTGCTCTCCCTCCAACCAAAAGGACGAAAAACATAGTCTTTTGGAACTCTAAAAATATCTCGCGCATCACTCATCATTCGGTCTCCTTAAAGTCCCGCCTTCGACCACGCGGACGGGGACGCGCTGCAATCGGCGAGGGTTCGCCTTGGTCTAAACAGTCCCGCCTTCGGTCATAGACGGACGGGAACGCCCAAGTGGGGTGGCGTACTTAGACCACCCTGACCTAAACAGTCCCGCCTTCGACCACGCGGACGGGGACGCGCTTACCACAAACCCAGTCAACAAAGGAGAAAACCAAGGTCTGTCGGTCTAAACAAGCCCGTCTTTCGGCCACACTGACGGGTAAGTGCTAAACAGGTAGGATATACCTTGGCCTTATCTTGTTCGCTTTGGCCTTTTGCCGTTACGACTTCTATTTTTGCTGGCGCTTTCTATGCGGACGCCATGCTTATTGCTCCCCCCTTTACTGAGCATCTTGTTGTGACTGACATCTTTGCCCTCACGCTTATCTGCTCTGCCATCCTTATTGGCATCACGCCCAGCTTTATCCATTGCTCGTCTAGCGCGTTGGCGCTCCATACGAGCTTCATGTGCTTTGCTGCCCACTGGTGGGTTCTTCTGTTTTTTCCTATCCGCTTTATTTTTATAAGGCATTAGTTCTTTCCGTTGTGCGGACACTCTAATACGGGACACCATGCTTTACACAACCCGCTAGGGTTTGGGTTCCACGTATCATTCTCAAAAGCTATTTCCATATCTCTGTACTTATCTAGCCACTTGACCCACAGCCTATCTTCTTCATCTACCGTGTAACGGTCTCGTATAAGATCGTTGCTGACTACAAACAGCAGCCCTGCTCTCACGGTTTCTACTTCGGGGTAGTGTTTGAACGTAGCCATCGCCATCAGTTCTAGCTGCCCCTTATCTGCATATCTTGCCGACTTTCCTGTCTTGTAGTCAATGACCCAAGCTAATTTATCTTCACTATTTAATATCAATAAGTCTGCGATACCACGAAACCATACGTTACGGGCAAAGAAGTTACATGCTTCTAGGTCTTCAGTCAGACCCATCTTTATCTCGCACAGCTTCTCGCCTTTCTTAGCGTTCAGCGCATCAAGCACACCCTTGGCGTAGTTAAAGCGTGGGTCTAGTTCACCTCCATCACGAATGTACTCTTCTGCGGCTTCGTGAAAAGCTGTTCCATACAACGTAGCCTCAGACTCTCTGAATGGGTACTGCTTGAGCACTTTTTCGTGGTAGAACTGTTTAGGGCATTGTTGGAATGCCTTAACTTTACTGAACGACCACGGCGCTACACTCATGCGGACGTTAGATTTGATGCCTTCAAAGTTTCTTTATGGTCAGCCCAAAATATGTCATCAGACAAAACAAAGTTAGGCGATACTTGCGCCCACTCAATCCGTAAGTTGGGGAACCGTTCTCTGTGACGATGCAACGCCTCATACAGAGCTTCCATACTCATATAGTTGCCATCCATATAAGGTGTGCCAATGAATAAGATTACATACTTCATTATTCACAGTCTCCATAAGCCACTGCTACGCCACTTTCGCACGCTAGAGGTAGTCCCTTCGCCCACTTCGGTACGTAACGCATACACTTCTCAATGTATTGTTTAGCTTCTTCGGCCTCATCTTTCAGCACACACCCAATAACTGAGTCGTGCACAGTCAGAACTGCGCGATACTTCTTTGCTATAAGTAGCATCTGCTCACCAATTATACAACGAGCCAGAGCTTGGCAGACGTTCTCTATCACCTTGCCACCATAGATCCGCGTTCGGCCTCGGCGTGTGTTATAGGTGTACTCAACCCCCTGCGCGTTTTGCTCGGCTTGTAGATCGTCATAACGCATTAGGAGGTTAGATGGTAGGCATATCGCCCTTTGCTTTCCTATAACTTTAACCACACCCTCTTTGCCAAACTGTACCGTATCGCCGCGCTCCATGTTAACAATCATGTTTTGAGCTTCACGCCACACATGGCTGATTCGCCAGTTAGTGTCTCGGTAGATGTTTATGATGCGCCGCGCCTCGTCCAGTTCTATGTCTGTACCAAACGTCTTTAGCTGTGCTTGAAACTTCACCGCACCCATGCCATAGCCAGCGCCAAGTATTGTGGTCTTACCTACGAACCGCTGTTGCTTGTCCACTTGATCTTCCGGTATGTCGTAGATCCGTGCGGCCATCTTGACGTAGACATCTTCCTTGTTGCGGAATGCTTCGGTCAGATCATCTTGCCCCGCAAACCACGCCAACACACGCGCCTCAATCTGCGATGAGTCACAGTCAATCAGCGTGTAGCCGTCAGGTGCGACTATACTTCTCTTTAACATCTTACCGTCAGGCCCACGACTCGGTAGGTTCTGTAGGTTGATCTTGTCATCCCCACCCCACCGACCAGTGTGGGCTGCGTAGTACCTCACAGGAACCGGCAAAGTTCCACGCTTCGCAATGTCTATGAATCGTTGAGTGCGTGTCTCTTCCAACGTGCTCTTGTTGCCCAGCCGCGCAGCCACTAACGCTTGCACCTCTGCATTTTCGTGCTCTATAAGGCTCTTGAAAGCCTCATCGGTCTTAGCGAATGCGTAGGTCTTTTTGCCGGTGGTTAGGCTGATCTTGGTAGGAGGTGTTACACCTTTAGAGCGTAATAATTCTGCAAACTTATCGTTACTCATCAGCTCCTTGCGATCTTCTACACCAGCATCTCTTAACAACTTATCCTTACGGAGTTTGATGTCGTATAGATGATCCTCAAGTAAATCGCAATCTAGAACTAACAGCGGATGTATAAACATACGCAGAGTGCAGTCGATGATCTTTAGCTCTTGTTTAGGGAATCCCCGCACCATGATGCCAAACAACTTGTAGGTAAGTTCAACATCATTGATGCAGTAATCCCCATAGCGATCTAGCTCATCTTCGGTAAAGCCCTCACGACGTTTACCCAAAGCATTGAGTATCTCAGTGCCTTTCTCCCCTATCTCATAGCGTTTAGCTAAGGCTTTGAGGCTACCACCGACTTCAACTCCGTGTACGGCTCTGCCCATACATAGAGTATCAGCCCATACTTTAGGTTTAATGCCGAACAGCCAAGAAAGAATAGCACCATCAAACATAGTGTTATGTGCCAGAACCATACTGGAAGCCCAATCAAACTCAGCAAGATACTCTGCAAGCTCCGCATGAGTGCCACTAGCCCATTCTGTCGGCCCATTGTTGACCTTTACGCCTACACCTACTATTTCAAACCTAGAATCTCGTATGTATTCTTCGGTTGTCATTTTTGTGAGTGAAAAGTCTTTGTCGTAAAAAGTCTCAAAGTCTAGAGTTATAAGATCCACTACTCTGACTCCTCTACCTCAAGCACTTGCTGTATCTCACACCGCACGATCTTGGGCATCTCTAAGAAGTTACCCTCACCATCTTCAGCAGCAAAGCGAGCTTCTTCCTCGTTCTTAGCCTCGACCTGTACGCGCCTACGCACAGTCTCTTCCAGCATGATGTTGTACTTTTTCATGCCTCACCTTCATCGCCGTTGAGGATGTCCAGCGCCTTCCTGTGGCTGTCTCGTATACCCTCTGCCATCTCTAATCCCATCTTGATGGCTTCCATATCTTCAGCGGCTACTCCAGCTTCGATCAAATGAAAACCAGCCAGCTTCATAGTGGTATCGCCCAGTGCCTCTCTCAGATCTTTGATTTGTTTGTCAATAGATTTCACGTTACTTCCTCAGTAGGCGTTCGATCTCAGCGTCAATATAGAAGCGGATCTTCTTAGCATCGCGTAGCTCATCACTATGCGAAGCTTCACCCATGCGATAACACGCTCGGAATATCTCACCAATCTGCGAGTTCATGTTCTTGTGCGAGATCAAGTCTTGCAGTTCATGCGCTCCATCAGGTAACTCGTAATAGGATGCAGTGCTACCGTCGCTCACCTGTGCACCTTTCTCCTGCTCCGTCACCAACGGCGGTGTTTTAGTTACCTGTGGCTCGAGAACACTCTTGTTGGTTTCTTCTGTAGAAGCTGTTACACGTCCAAGTTTTCTCTCTTTCACCATCTTCATTATCGCGCCTAGATCTAGGTCGGGATCGGTCAAGAGGTCTAGCAGTGCGTCTTCTTTCTCGACTGGTGTTTCTATTTGTAGTGCACTGACTCTAGGTTTGCAGTGCTTGGCGCGAAACACCTCTTTCACTGGCTCGGGATCTGGCACATCAAACTTGGCGAAAGGTATCATTGCCTCCCTACCGTGTTTCTCAACATCCGTCTTCGTCGCCCATGCCACGTTGTATGACGCTCCAGTTGCATTAGCAACCATACGTGCGCTGGCATCTGGGTTCCTCAAAACGTATCTAAGACACTTGAGTGCTTTGCTTGGCCCTTTAGCCCACATGTGATAACCACTTGATAGTTCCATTTCGGTCTCCTACTTATTAAAAATCGAACGCTAATTGCCGTTCGCTTACTTCCCTTCCATTGAGGATGTCCGCGACTGTGTGCACGTTGTCCTCGTTCACTACGGCAGAGATACCACCCGCTGCCATAATCTGTTTTAAGTTCATTTCTTGTAATGCGGTGGTCTTACCTTTGCCAGCCTTGCATTCAATACCAAAGAACTTCCCTTCATAACATCCAACTATATCTGGCACACCACTTCTACCATACCCACCAGTTACGGGGTAGAAGTAATAAGCTCCTAGCTTCTTTAGCGCATCAGCTACTTTCTTCTTTACCTTTGCCTCCGGTGTCATTGCCATTCTTAAATTCCTCCAATAGCTTCGCTACATTTGCGGTGAGTTTTTTAATCTCACGGTTATTTGCAGTGATAGCTTTGGACAGATAATTAAAGTTTTCGCACATGTCA